GAAAGCAAGCGGCAGATGAGGCGTTAAAGCAAGCCAATTCAACAGTTGACCAGATGAGTCAATTTGCTGTGCAAGCCGCTCGCAACATTGAAAGCATTTTAGGCAATGCTTTGTACAACACATTAAAAGGCAATTTCAGTAACATTGGGCAAGCGTTTGCGGATATGGTTATGAGAATGTCAGCGGAACTAATGGCTTCTCAAATTGGTAAATTGCTGTTTGGTGGGTTAGGTTCCGGCGGTCAAGGAGGCGGTCTTGTTGGTCAGCTTGCTGGCATTGTAGGGCAAGCAATTGGTGGGATGTTTGGTTCAACATCAATTAGCTACAGCCCTAGCGGGGCATCAATGATTGGCTCAGGTTCTACTGCTGGTGGCGCTGGCGCAATGGCTTTCCCTGTTAAAATGGCAACAGGTGGATATACAGGAGCCGGTGGTAAGTACGAGCCTGCTGGAATCGTTCATCGTGGGGAATATGTTATTAATGCTCAACGCACCAAAGAAATTGGTGTTGGCAATTTAGAGCGTTTGCATAAAGGTTATGCAGACGGTGGCTACGTTGGTAATTCGTCGTCAACAGGAGGCGGGGTTGTTATTAACATCAAGAACGAAGCTGGCGCAGAAGGTTACAAAGCCACGGCACAGGCAAAAACTAACAGCGATGGTGGTCTAAACATTGATGTATTAGTGCGCCGTGTTGTGTCGGCTGATATATCTAGTAATGGCGCATTGGCGCAACAGATGGCTAATACGTTTAATTTACGGAGAGCAATCTAATGGCTACGCTACCAAGTTACGTTCAGATTTCATTTGATGGATTTAGAATCCAAAAAGAAAGCGGAATTATGCGAACTGAATTTGAATCAGGGCCACCAAGACAATCTCGTTTTAAATCACGCACAATGAAAACAAGAGAAGCAACATTATTTATTGAAACAAAAGCAAATTTTCTGGCATTTGAAACTTGGTTTTCTGAGGATTTACAACAAGGTGCATTGTTTTTTAATATGACAGACCCAGTTTCAGGAAGCACTATTGAGGCAAGATTTGTTGGGGGCGTTTACGTTGCGAATTCTTTATCCCCAAGCCTAGAGCAATGGCAAGTAAACTGTCAAATTGAGAACTGGAGCGCCTAATGGCACGGTCATACTCGCCAGAATATAAATCTACATTAGCCAAAGTATCAATGGATGAATCGCCACTGGTACTTTTAGAAATAAATCATCCACAATTAACCACACCAATACTAATTGTTAATGACACTTTAGACATTGCCAGCAACGGAAAAGAGTATTTAGCATTTCCATTTCAATGTACATTGCCTGATGACTTTGAAAATCAATTGCCCAAAGCCACTATAACTATTGGTAACGTATCAAAAGATATAATGTTTTGGCTTGAAGAATCCGGCGGTGGCATAGGTGCTACTGCTACATTTACTCAGATCATGCGATCAAGACCAAATCAGATTGAGTGGACAATAACCATGACCCTTTTTAATATTTCCGCTACTAATCAAGAAATTAGAGCTGAATTAGGTTTTGATAATCTGTTTGCTAAACCTGCAATATTGCTTAAGTATCGACCTTCAACCTCTGCTGGACTGTTTTAATGCACTGGTCAGAAACATACATAGGCAAGCCATATCGACTGGGTGACGCTGATTGTGCGGCACTTTGTATAGACGTTATTGAAAACGAATTTACAGGGCAAGTGCCAGACTTTTGCAAGACCTATAGGGAAAACACTAGGCTTAAAAGAGCCGAGCAATTAGAGCAACTAGCCAAGCAAGCCACTGTGCAAACAGATAATCCAGTTGAGGGCGATGTTGTTTTGATGCTTTGCCGAGGCAGACCGAGCCACGTTGGAATATATTGTTTAGCAAATAACGAGCCAAGCGTACTACACGCTATGGAAAACGTTAAAATGGTTGTGCTGCATCGAATCCGAGACTTACCCCGATATTTTCTAGCGGTAGAAGGATACTACAAGTGGAACTAAACCCCATCGCCAAAAAATTAAACATCGCTTATCAGCCTCACCCTGTAGCGCCTTTAGCAGGTCGCACGGGTATGGTTGCGGTGATTGATGGCACGACATCTGTGCGTGATGTTTTGTTAATGGCGGGCATTGACCCTCACCAGCCTATTACGATTCAGCTAGACGGTGAAATGCTAACCGTTGAAGAATGGGATTTAATTTTTCCTAATGAAGGACAGTTATTAAGCGTTCACGCAACAGTGCATGGCGGCGGCGGTGGTGGTTCTAATGTTTTGCAAGTTGTTGCAACGATTGCAGTTGTTGCTGTTGCCGCCGCTATTAGTGGTGGTGCGCTTGGCCCCGCTAGTCTTGCTTTGTTTGGCTCAAGTTTTGCCGCAGGAGCTACAGGCGCTTTGATAGCTGGCGCTGTTGTTTCAGTAGGCGGGTCATTGCTTATCGGCGCTATTTTCGCACCACAAGCGCAATCGTTTTCATCACAACAAGCGGCGCAAGTATCACCGACCTACAGCCTGTCAGGGGCGCAAAATAGGGCTAGACCTTACGAGAGTATGCCCGTCGTTATGGGAAGCCACAGACAGGTCTTAGATTACGGCGCAAAGCCATTTTCAAAGTACCAAGGTGAAGAACAATACTTGTACCAAATATTCCAGCTAAGTTTGGGCAATCTTATTATTGGCGATTACAAGATTGGTAATACGTCATTAACAAGTTTTGAAGATTTTGAGATCATTAATCAAGACGCAAACGGCAAGCTGTTACGCTTTCCAAATAATGTGGACACTTCTGGTGGTGCATTATTGACCGAGGCAGTGGGATTTGTTGAACGTACAACATCAAATAACACTTATCAGATTGGCTTAGATTTTGAATCTATCTTATTTTTTGCCAATGATAACGGCGGGCTAGATTCACGAAGCGTAGATTTTGAGATTGAATATAAGTTATCAAGCGATACTTTATGGATTAAGCCTACAGCTTTGGCTTTGTTTGGCTACGGTTATTCATACAATGGCGTTTTCTTAACTGGGACAGGCGTAGACCAAAAGCCAATTCGTGTTACAGCGATGATCGAAAACCTACCGTTAGGCACTTACGATGTGCGAGTAAAACGGGTTACAGCAGACAGCACTAATGCAAGGGAAACGCTAAACACCAATTGGACACAGCTTAAAAGCTACCAACAAGACACAGCAGAATACGCTGGTCAAAACCGCATCGGCTTAATTATTCGTGCTAGTGAGCAATTGAACGGCGTGGTGCAACAATTATCAGTAGAAATTACTGCTCAGGCGACATACTACAACGGCACGACTTGGGTTACAGGCATTACAGAAAACCCAGCACACTGGTTTATGCACTTTGCCAGAGGCTTTTACGACATCAATAACAAGCTAGTCTATGGAGTAGGGCTAGGCGAAGTCAATATGGACTTGGCTTCGCTTCACGCATGGGCGCAGTTCTGTGCCGCTGAAGGGCTAACCTTTAACGCTGTCATTGATGGCAACCAAACAGCCGCAGAGATTCTAAACACGATTGCAACAACTGGTTTTGGCTCACCAACATGGGCGAGTGGTTTGCTCGGAGTGGTCTTTGACCAACGCAACCCATCGCCAGTTATGACGTTTGGCATGAGCAACATTATTAGAGATTCGTTTCAAGTCAGCTACATTGGCGAAAACCTAGCCGATGAAATAATTGTGCGGTTCCTAAACCCAGAAAAAGATTACGCTCAAGACGAGGTGCGGACACTAGCGCCTGAAGTCACAGTCCCACAGCGTACCAGTGCGGTTGACTTATTTGGTTGCACGAATGCTGACATGGCAGGTAAGTTTGCAAACTATCTAGCAGCGCAACAATACTACAGACGCAGAAGAATCTCATGGCAATCTGACTTTGAAGGCTTTGTGTGTCAACGTGGCGATGTGGTTTTGCTGTCTCACGACATGACACAGTGGGGTTACTCTGGTCGTGTTGTAAGTTTCCAAGGCACAGATGCAAATTTAAATTGGGATGAAATAAACGTTAACTGGGATTTAGCTAACTTTGAGTGGGACGGTGAAGGCAACATTGTTTTAGATAGGGACATACCAAGGGATGGCGGTGTAGAGTATTTTATGCTGACCCGACCCGATGGTATTACTTATACCTACGAAGCTGAGCCAGCCACAGGCGAATCGAATGTTATCAAATTATTCCAAGAACCTGATTTCCAAGAAGGTTACGCAACCTATGACCATCGTTGGTCATTTTCGCCACTAGAAACTTCTGGCAAAAAAGTAAAAATTATCTCTGTAGCGCCAGCTTCAGACTCACGTTTACAGATTGTCGCTACTGACGAGTACCCTGAGTTTTACGCTGCATGGGATGGTGTCTTTGTGCCACCGACATCGGGTAGCTTGCTAGGTACGCAACTCGTTAATATCGCTAACCTTACTGCTTCTTCTCAAGCCACCTACGTTGACGGCATCATTAAAAACCGTGTCACTGCAACTTGGGACAAGGGCGGCGGTGTTCTGTATGCGAGATTAAAAGTCTTTTTCCGTGGGATTTTAGTAGACGAAATCAGCGCCTATTCGCTACCTTTTTACCAGTTTGACACCGAAGAATTTGGCACATTTAGAATCGAAATCACGCCTTACGGATTTAATGGTGCTGGTCTAGCGTCTGTGTTTGAATTTGATGTGACAGAGCTAGGTTCTTTAGCGGCTCCTGCTAACTTACAGTTATTGGTTGGCGAGGATGGTAAGACTGCGACCTTCACATGGAACAAAGTTCTAGGGGCAAGCGCTTACGAAATTAAGATTATTGTGGGCGGTGTGCCACAACGAGAGCTTAACATTGGCAACCGACAGGAATACACCTACACGGTAGACGATGCGATAGCTGACGGTGGGGCATTTAGAAATTACACCTTCAACGTTTACCCTGCTACCGTCAAAGGTATCTCGGTTAACTTTTCAGAGGTTACGTTTAGCAACCCGCAAGTTGCAGAACTTTCAGGCATAACGGTTACGCCTTTATTGGTGGGCATTGGCTTTAAGTGCAACCGACCATCAGATGCTGACTTTAAAGCAATCAGAATTTGGCTCTCAACGTCATCAACATTTACGCCAGCCGATAATTTAATTGTCTACGATGGCGAACCCACACAAACCGAAATTCATCGGGATGGCTCAGGTAACCAGCTAGACCCTGAAACTGTTTATTACATTAGGGCGGCAGGTTACGACAGCTTTGGGGATGACAATCTAAACATTTCGGCGGTGTTTTCTGCTACATCTTTGTCTGGTGTATTTACTTTGGTGGAAGACTCCATTGGGCAAGAACTGTTAGACGCAGGCTTGCGTGATGAGATTGATAAGATTGAGCCTTTAGAACTTAGGATAGATGTTGCTGAAACAGCGATAACGACAGAGGCGACAACTAGACAATCTGCTGACAGCGCCTTAGCAACGCAAATTACAACCGTTTCAGCTATTGCAAACGGCAATACTGCGGCAATACAGAACGAACAAACAGCACGGGTAAATGCTGATAGCGCCTTAGCTACTGAAATTAATGCTTTAGAAGTAAGTGTGGCAAACAATGCGGCGGCTATTGTTACTGAGCAGACAGTCAGAGCAAACGCTGACAGTTCATTAGCCTCAAGCATTACAACATTACAATCAACTGTTAACAGCAATACATCAGCTATTCAAAATGAAGTAACGGCTCGAACCACTGCTGACAGCGCACTATCATC